GTGTAAGACCACCGCGCAAGCAGACCAATGCGGATGCCGCACAGGTCCTCGCTGCGCACGGGGGAGGTACCTTTCACGCACCTGGTTTCCAGCCCTGTCCTCCGCAGGGAGTCGCTGCTAAGGGCGAGAAGGCGGTAGCAGCGTGGCTGAAGCGATGGAACGATGGTCAGACGTATTCTTCTCGCAATGCCGAGATCGATGCGGATGGGGTCGATGCTGAAGCATTAGCAGCTACTGCGGTTGAATAATCAACGCACCGAGCAGCTGGTGGCAGGTACGGTCAATGCTGCCAGCTTAACGGGTGAGTCCGCTAATATCGGTGCGGCAGACATAGGCACGCTGGACCTGTCTGACTCGTTCAGCGTGCCTACGCTGACCACGACACAAAGGGATGCGCTTACCGCATCCAACGGAATGCTGGTTTACAACACTTCGACTAACAAGTTCCAGGGGTATGAAAATGGATCATGGACTAATCTGATATGACAGTTTTAGAGTGTATCAAGACTGCCCTGGCAAGAGTAGGCATCTCCACTACCAACGGGGACTTCCAGACCACTGCGCGGCTGTATTTAAACGCCACCTTGCAGCAGCTGGCAGGCGAAGCGACCTGGTGGTGGCTGCATAAGACTGACTCCATACAATGCACCCGTGAGTTCACCCTCACCTCTGACACGGGCACCTTTACAGCCACCAGCACGGTGACAGGGCAGACCTCTGCCGCTACGGCCACGGTAGTGTCCTGGGCTGCTTCGACCAAGGTGCTGACCGTGAAAGATGAGTCAGGCACTTTTAGTACCAGTGAAAGGGTGCAGCAGTCAGGGTCGATCTACGGCACGCTGAGCAGTGCAGACTCTACGAAGGTCTACTCGCTGGCCTCTGACCTGGCCTATCCACTGTCGTTTCGCAACAAGTCACAAGACTATGTGATGCACATCGATGGGTCTGAAGCACTCGACCTACGCGATCCTGACCAATCTCAGACAGGTGAACCCTACTCTGTGACGATGGTGGGCTTAAACACAACGACAGGGTATCAGCAGGTGCAGCTGCATCCAGCCCCTGACGATTCGAACACCGACATCGATTATCGCTACTACGCCTATCTGCCTGACTATACCTCAGACGATAACAGTGTGAACCTGAGCGTTAAGGTCCCAGCGATCATGCAGCCAGCCCTTTACTTCGGCACGGCACGCTTATACAAGCAGGAGAAGGGCGATTACGAGGGAGCAGCCTTAGAGTTTGCCGAGTATCGGCAGGTGGTCAACCGAGCGTTAAACATCAACCGACAGACCGATGGCAACAGGCGGTATCGAATGCACCGTGTGGACAGCAGCCAGGTCTTCGCCTTTCAGCCAGTGGATGGGACTGTGGGCTAATGGCCTATCAAGGCGGCAGTGTTAAACTTGGACCTTGGACAGGGGGTGTGGTCTATAATCGCCCTGCCGAGGATGTGGGTGCGGATGAATGCACTTCCATGAATAACTGTCGCATCAATGCCGCAGGAGCGGTAGAGAAGCGCAAGGGTTTTGCCTCCTATGAGGGGGTCGCTGCCATCAGTGGGGCACCAACAGTCACAGGGGTGCATGACTACGCCTATAACAGCACCAGCAATTACACGGTCATCACCGCAGGCGCGACGATCCAGTACTACAACAGTGGCTGGCAGGATATTACAGATACTGTGACCATTTCCACTGACGATGATGATAATTTTGAGTTTGTTACTACAGGCGAGAAAGAGTCTGACAAAAATAGGATGGTGGCAGTAAATGGCGTAAACCCACCTATCGAATGGGCAGGCTCAGGTAATGCTGCCGTGTTGGATCTGGATTCGCGGTTTACCTTTGCCTCTCACGTTGCCTGGTGGGACAACAGGCTGTGGCTGGGCAACACCAACGCCAATTTCAATAGGGTGTGGCGCAGCGACATCCTGGATATAGAGACTTGGGGCGCTACCAGCTTCTATAATGTATCTAATGACATCACTGCCCTGGTGCCGATGCAGAACGCATTAGCCATACACACCAGGGATGGCATCCACACCCTAACGCCGACAGGCAATACGACGATACCCTTCCAGCTGCAGCAGCGAACACAGGCAGGGACGATAGCATCAAGAGCCTGCCTGACGCTGCCGAATGAACGTCAGCTGTTTGTGCGGCCCGATGGCATCTATATGTGGTCAGGGGGGGATGAGATTCGCAAGATCAGCTATGCGCTGGATGATGGGTTCTGGCCCAGCCTCAATAGCGCACGATTGGCCCATATCCATGCGGTCTATTATCCGAGCGTCAATGAGGTGTGGTTCTTCATCCCCTATGGTTCCAGCACCAACATGAACTACGCCATCATTTACAACGAACGCTTTGAGATATGGATGGGGCCTTATTCGGGCTTTGAGCGAGGATGCTCTGCACTGGTAGGAGACACCCCGCACGCAGGAGGGTTCGATGGCATACTCTACGACATGGTATCCACCAACGACAACGATGCTGGCAGCGCCATAGCTGCCAACTTCATCACAGGTGCCCCTGCCCCAGAAGGAGGGGATGTGCGCCTTCGCTGGCTTTACTCACGCACCTACTTCGATGAGAGTGGCGATTACGATGTGACCGTGACCCAGGAATCGGGTGGTCTGACCAGTGTCACGGGCCTGCTCAACCTGGTAGGATCGGGGTTTGTACTCGACACGGACAAGGTGGACGTAGGCAAATTAGGCAGCTTGCGCATGGTATCTGCCGACCTCGACATGAGTGGGTATGACCCACAGAGCAGTCTGCAGTTTACCAACAACAACAACAACGAAACCTTTAGGGTTCGCCATACGCATCTGCAGTATCTGCCGATAGGACGTATGCGCAAATCCAAGGCAGGAGTCTCCTAAATGATTGATGTAGGCACATTTGGCATTCCTGGTAATTTCGCAATGCCCTTCTACGATGCAGGCACCCAGCAGTATGATATGCCTGGGCTGCGAAAATACCTGCGCGGCCAGCTGCCTGCTGACCGCTACTCGTTTACGGACACACAATTAGATGACCTGATCAGTGGCAAGGGATTGCCTGGTCCTGTTGAGATGTATGACTTTCAGGCAGGCGAAGGTGGGTCTACTGGATCTACTGCGCGTACGAAGACCGCTGCAGGAACGCCAGACGTTTCTATCTTGCCTGAAGATTTTGAAGCAGATGCTGAAGATGGAGATGATGGTCCACCACCCCCAGCAGCCCCTGTTGAAGTCACTGGAGATGGAGTTACAACATCACCAGCAGCTGGTGATGTAGTTGTAGGGGGTGTGCAGCGTGACGCATCTAAGGGGCACTACGATCCCAACACAGGTCCCGTGGGCACGTTTTATGGGGCATATGGCACGCAAATAGACCGTGACACGGGGCAGATCCTGCCAGGGGGTTCGTTCACTGCGCCTCCGTATGACCCTTCAGCCGCTTTTGCGCAGCGCACGGGACCTGGTGGAGAAGCCCTGGGCAGTTACAACGACTTATTCCCTGTCTACCTCTACGGAGGTGCCCCTAGCAGCGCACTGGTGGAGTTGGATCGATATGGGTTGGGCCTGGATTTCGTGCGAGAGAATCCAGCGCTATTGCAGCAGTGGTGGACCGATGTATTCAAGCCTACATACCAACGATTAGCGGCAGGACAGCCAGGGTACGAAGAGGTACCAGAAGAGGAGAAAAGTCCTTGGAACCTTGCCAATATAGTGCGCTATATGGCGAATCCACTTGAACTGCTGTTCGGCGCAGGGGGTGCAGGTCCTGTAGGCCAAGCTGCGATAGACGCTGCGACTAAATCATTTGGTGGTATAGACCCTGCGTCCATGCAGTTAGACCTGCCTCTTATGCCCGATACGTTATTAGGGCAAATCTTTGGTGGTGACACTGGAGGGTTGACGATCACGCCTGGGACCAGTGATGCCATTATCAACGCACTGGGACCCTTGCTGGTCCCTTCGGAGCAGTTCGGAGTAGACCCAGGGGCTGATCAGGCGATATTGGACAAATTAGGTCAACTCCTGGTGGGTGGGGATCAGTTTGATTTAGCGCCAGGCGTGGGTCAATCGTTAATCGACAGACTTGGCACACTGTCTGTGGGTCCAGACCAATTCGAATTGGGCACAGGGTACGACGCTTCAGGTCCCTACAATGTGGAAGACAAGCTGCTTAGTGACCTAGGCATTATCAACGTAGGACCTGACCAATTCGACATTAACGATCCTGACGCAGTAGTGGCTGCGCTGCGCGACCTGATCCCTTCGATAGAGATAGGGCCTGAGAATTTTAGCCCTGCCAATATCGCAGCGACAGTCTCACGCTTAAAGGATCTTATACCTGATGTAATGATCGATCCCACCAAGTTCTCACCCACTGACATTGACGCAACGATCAACAAGCTGATTGCCGATGTGGGCAACATACAGGTGGGTCCTGAGCAATTCTCTTTGGGCACCGATGTCACGCAGGCAGGTACTCGCACTGTCCAGGACAAGCTCTTAGCGGACATTGGCGTAGTGCAGGTCGCTCCTGGGCAGTTCGAACTGACCGACACCGACAAGGTGATCAGCAAGCTGCTCACCGATATAGGCATGGTGGAGGTTTCTCCTGGGCAGTTTGCCCTGGGCACAGACACGCAAGGGGTCACGCCAGAGCAGAAGCTGCTGCAAGACCTGGGCATTATTGCGGTGGGGCCTGAAGGGTTCCAACCTACGGACACGGCAGATAT